TGAACTTGGTAAAAATAATTGTGCAAGTGTATACGTTATATGGTTTCAATCCATTAAATTTACGCAATCAAGTAAATTTAACTGGAGATGAGGCGATCTAGAAACAGGACTGGAAAAGTGGGTAGGCCGCTGTTGTGGAGTAATGGATTCCCGCAGATTGCATTTGAGATGGCGTTACTTGGAGCTGAAGATAAGGATATTGCACGTGCATTTGGAGTGTCCAAGGATAAGTTTCTTCAGTGGGTGGAGAGTAAGCCTGAACTTCGGGAGGCGTTGGATGAAGGAAAAATCATTGCAGATTCCAAGGTGGCTGCATCACTGTATAAGCGTGCAACTGGATTTTCATATGAAGAGGAAGTTTTGCATGTGATCAAGGGGGAAGTCGTCAGGAGCGTGGTGACCAAACATGTGATCCCAGATCCATGGAGTGCACATAAGTGGCTGAGTGCACGTCAGCCCCAGTTATGGACAGATACTAGCAAGAGTGAGATCACACATACAAATATTAACATCAACAAATTCGATTTTGGTGCATTAACTACTGAAGAATTGCAACTGGTGGAAAGAATCGGTCTGCGCCAGATCGCTCAAAATATTGCATTAGGTTAGAAAATCATGGAAGTGCAAACCCGAAATACCGCTGAAACCGTTTCCAAGCAGGAACTATTACGTTATGCTATGGAGAACCCGGTGGCAGTGTCACGTGCACTTAATGATCGTAGCCTCTTCCATTTCCTTGAATATTTCTGGGATGTTGTTAGTGCACACTCATTTCATCCCAACTGGCATATCGAGTTCCTGTGCCATGAACTGGAGACAGTTGCACAGCGGGTTGGAGACCGCAGGGCACGGGAATACGATATGATCATTAACGTTCCACCTGGAACGACTAAAACCATCACGTGCTCAATTATGTTCCCGGTCTGGTGTTGGACACGGTGGCCGTGGATGAGGTTTATTTGTGCATCATACTCGAACACCCTTTCATTGGAAAGTGCAGAGTACTGCCGTGACCTCATACGTTCACAGAAGTTCCGTGAAATGTATCCTGATCTGGATATTCGTGATGATAAGAATACCAAGAGTAACTTCAAGATCGTAAAAAAGGTGATGCAACCAGGCATGCCTCCCAAGATCATATCTGGAGGTAGCCGTTATAGCACGTCAGTCGGGGGTACTTTGACGGGGTTTCATGGAGACATTCTGATTGTGGACGACCCCCTGAATCCTAATCAGGCCGTGAGCGAACTGGAACTTGCAGCAGCTAACCGCTGGTGCGAACAAACGCTGTCCACCCGTAAGACGGATAAAGCCATAACGCCAACCATCTTCATTATGCAGCGATTGCATCAGGATGATCCTGCTGGTCATATTCTTTCCAAGCGTAAAGAAAACATCCGTCATATATGCCTGCCTGGAGATGCACGCAGGTATAAGGAAAAGATAAATCCACCTGAACTCTACAAATTTTACAAGGATGATCTGTTGGACCCTGTCCGGTTACCATGGAAAGTTCTTGAGGACCTTGAAGCTGACCTTGGGCAGTATGGATATGCAGGTCAGATCGGTCAGGACCCAACTCCGCCCGGAGGTGGAATGTTTAAGGTTGGTAATTTTGAAATCATAGACGAGTTACCTCACCCTAGTAATGTACTACGTTCAGTGCGGTACTGGGATAAAGCAGGTTCCAAAGAACAGGGGTCTGCTTTTACTGTTGGTGTTAAAATGTTGCAGCTGATGAATGGGCGGTGGATTATCGAAGATGTCCGCCGTGGACGATGGACTGCAGAGCGTAGGGAGGCTATCGTGCAGGAAACGGCCCGTATGGATGGAACTTCTACCATCATATGGCTGGAGCAGGAACCGGGGTCAGGTGGAAAGGAGTCTGCACAGGCTAGTATTCTAGGTCTTGCAGGCTTCATTGTTTATGCAGAGAGACCTACCGGGGATAAGACTTCACGGGCAGACTCATATAGTGTTCAGGTTAATAATGGGGGAATACGACTGCTGAAAGCCCCGTGGAACCGGGACTTTATCGAAGAACATCGTTTTTTCCCATTTTCAACATATAAGGACCAGGTAGATGCCGCAGCTGGGGCATTTAACAAGCTGGTGTTTAAAAAACTTGTAAGGAGGATAACATAATGGACCTATTGTATCATTTCATTGCCGGTGCTGTTATTAGCATACTGATCATGCTCATCTTTGGAAAGCGTGATCCGATTACCCACCTGCGTTCTGATTGGGTGAAAGCCATTGCTGGGATATTTCCACTATTAGTTGGTTTAGGGAAGGAGGCCATTGATTTGTGGTGGGGCACGGGTAATCCTGAGATAGCAGATGTCACGCTGACGTGGGGTGGTGGCATTTTTGGGGTTGTAGTAATTCTTTTTATTGACGTATTCAGAACTGATAAATATTAAAGCAATGACAGGAAAAGTTAAGTTCTTTAATGAACAAAAGGGTTTTGGCTTTATTGCCGGAGATGATGGTAAGGACGTTTTCGTTCACAAATCAGGAACACTTGACGTCATCAAAAAAGATGATGCAGTGCAATTCGAAGTGGAAGAGGGTAAGAAAGGTTTAAAAGCTGTTAAGGTTAAACGAATAAAATCATAAGACAATGGCAAATGCTAAACGTAATGGGGATGCTTACAGATATGCAGTAGTTGATACTGCACTGGCTCCCGGTGGTGGTGGGTACTTCACGGATGAAGTTGCTCCACGCAGTGAACACATTGGGAGAATGTATTTCTCCATACGTGAGACATCTCCAGATTCTACTGCTTCCGTTGGGACTGTGAAGTTGCAGTTCAAATGTGCAGGAGATACAGGATGGACAAACTACTTGAAAGGTGGTACTGATGATTGGCCTATTGGCTGCCGTGTGATGATAAATGATTTTGCGGCAGGTGTTGTTTGGCGTGCTGGCATTGCTGATGATGCTGACTATACTAGTGGTAGTTTGACATTTGGATTTGATTGGTAGGCAATGGCAAGTGAAGCATTTGCAGGAGTAGGTACAAAGTTCCAACGATGGGATGGAGCAGCATGGCAAGACATTGCTGAGGTTAATTCCATTGATGGTCCGGGAATGACCAAGGACGTTCTTGAGGTTACGTCATTGGATACGGATGCAGGATACAACGAGTTCATTACAGGATTCGCTGAAGGAGGGACTCTCACACTGGATATGAACTTTACAAGAGAGACCTATGAATTGATGAAAGAGGATTTTGAATCAGATGAGGTGCGGTCTTATCGAATTCAATTACCGGATTATGATTCAGAACCAAGTACATTTACAATAGAAGGGTTAGTAATCGAATTACCTATAACGATGACAGCAGATGATAAAGTAACGGCCGACGTTGTTATACAGATAACAGGTCAGGTAATATTGGATGATGGGATTTCGTGGGCTTCCTACTGGAAGCAACAATGGTACGGCATCGAAATTGATGAAGCCAACTCATCTCCCGATGTCACCCGGATAGCCTCCGACATGACCGAACACGATGGTACTTACCTTCATGCCGTACTACCTGTTCACGCCAATATTAAGGGCTGCCTGCTTTTAGATAACGGCACGGTCAACTACTATCTTGACCCTGCGGACTGGAGCAAAAAA